ACAAGTGTTCTTGCGTGGTTTTGAAAATACATATTATCAAGTGTATTTCGTAAAATTGTTGATGATACTGCCTGGATGTCAGCAATAAGATCGTAAAAACTTAATCCAAAGAAACGATACGGCATAGGAATAGCTCGTACCATTGTTATTGGCATAAAAGGTATTTCTTCGTTCTCTAGCAGCTTGTAATTGTTATATCCGTTGCCACCAACAGTAACTTTTCTAAGTTCAGCAATGCCATCGCCATCCATATCAACTTTTAAATAGCATTCGGTTACATTTACTACGGCTTGTGAAGGATCTAATGTGCTTACATTCAAATCTGTTGACGCATCATCATAACTTCTTCGTGTAACAGCTTCCGTATTGAACACTTCTTCGTCAGATACAGGTAAATCGTTAACAATTTCTGCATCATAACCCATATTTATCAATTCAGACCTCGTTTTATAAACTCTATGAGCTATAAAATTGCAATCTTTCATGGAAGTTGCTCTTTTTGACACCAAAATATCTTCTGGTGGTACACTTTCTATCTTTACTCTGCCAAAATCTGATATTCTTTTTAATTCAACATCATATTTGACAGGGAAAAGAGCATCGTCAGATGCTTTTTCTTCAACATTGACTATCTCAACCTCTGTATCAAGGAGTAGTGAATTGTATTCATTTTCGGTGAGGTCTTGATATTGCTCTTTTCTCTGTTCTTTGCTTGGATTCCAATAAATTTTACAAAAACCATTCTTTTGAAGTAAAGCTGTTTTAAATAAATCATATAAAATACTGAAACCATCATTATCTTTATTAAAAATGTGGTTACAATAGTTTGAAATACTCTCTGCAAACTTTGTATCTTCTGGTTGTGTCGGCTCAAATCTTACCATGCGATCACTCTGCGTAAACATTCGCATTAAACTTGGTAAGACAGACTCTACTGTTTCCAATAATTCTTGTGTAACAACAGCACTTCTGCCTTCAACCTCGTTGCCGTATGGCTCTCCGAGATAATATTTTAGCGATTGCTGTCGTTGTTCCGATAAATCGGAAGTGTAATACCCTAAAGAGTTTTGCACCTCTTGTGATATTACTTGTAATAATTCTGAATCTGTTTTTTTTGCCATTTAATTAAATCCAATTTAACTGTGGTTTTCCTTTGTATTCTTTATTCCAAACAAACCATGCAAAAGCTAACATACCTCCACCATGAGTTTTGTTACCATTGTTAGGATTTGTAAAAGTTATTCTTCTTGAAAATATGTAAACATTTTCAAGCGGTGTTTCTTGAAACATTTTTTGTCTAGCAACACCTTCTAAAAAAGTTATTCTACAAAGAAAAGCTACTTTTTTATTTGCAAGTTCAACTGCTTTGTAAATAAAAGGCAAAGATAATTTAAAAGGAGGATTAGTAATAATATTATCGCATTTTTGCGTTTCCATTAAAAAATCTATACCTGTTTCACCATAATTTCTGTCTATTAAATCTGTTGAATAAACTTTGTAATTATGTTGTTCTAAAACTTTTGATATTGCTCCATCTCCACAAGCACATTCCCATATATCGCCATCAAATTTTTCTACATCAAGCAATCGTTCAGTTGCCATTGGAGGAGTTGGATAAAAGTCATCTTTTTCTCTTGTTAAATTTAGATCATGTCCTGCTAATCTAAATTTTGTTTTAGTTTGTGCTTGGCTTCTTGCTAAAACTGTATCAGCTCTACCCATTACATAATTCCTAAACTTGGATATTTAATTTCTGTACTCCAATTTGATGATGTATTTAATCCAACCGCCAGGTATCTGAAAGCATCCGCACTATGCGAAGTCCAATCATGTACTGGTCTATTCTTAATTTCTCCTCGATCATTTGTACTCCATCTGTATTGACGAAGTGCATCTAATCCTAATTTTGTTTTTTCGTGATCAAACCAACATCTTGATAAAATCATTCGTACCGCATTGATGCCATCTTCTACTGACAGCTTCGGTACTATGGATGTAACTAATCCTAAACTCTGTGCTGTTTCAATCCTGGAGTTTCCAGTTCCTATTTCTCTCACACTTGCATCGTGAGGAAAGTAATGTGTGTCATACACATAACCTTTATCTTGAAGCATCCCTGCGTAGTATTCTAAACCTTCACCACTATCTTCTTCGTAGTCAATCAAATGTATTGCAGATCCTACTTGCTGCACAAACCAGATAGAGGTTTTATCTGCCATTCCTAGATCCCAAAAAGTATTAACTTTATGCTTGGAGTCATAGGGAACTTTAGTAACTCTGTTTTGCTCGTCAGCTAGAGTTAAGCTCTTGCCGTAAATTGAGCCGATACCTGCACTATCAAACGAGCATTCAAACTCTGCTTCATAGATTTCTGGCGGCATTAACTTCTTAGCTTCTTCTAATTCTTGTTCAGGTACAATACCTGTTTCACTTGCCTTAAAGTTTTTTGCTAACCAGGTTTCATTATGCTGTGCGTGATCAAACAAATCATAGAATGCGTTATGACCAGCTGGAGTGCCTATCGCAATCATCCAACCATTTCTATCAACTAGCGATGGTCGAATAATCTCTGTCCATAAACGAGGTGGCATCTGAGCCACTTCGTCTAAGACACATCCATCCATATAAAGACCACGCAAAGTATCTGGTCTTTCGCAACCAAGTAATTGAATTCTTCCACCATTTGGTAAATCGCATCGCAGCTCGGTTTCATGGTATTGGACATCTGGGAGGACATCCGTATAGTATTTTAAATAATCCCAACAGTTTCTCTTGGAGATAGAGTAGGTTGGAGATATGTAATAATATCTTGGATTAGGTAACTCGTTTTGTAAGCACTTTTTGATCATTTCATTGATACAAAGTACCGTTTTACCAAATCTACGATGGCATACGAGAACATTAAATCTCTTTAATGACTCGTGTATTTCTTTTTGCAGTTGTCTTGGCTTATATGGAATAGTTATTTTTTTCATTTAACTCCATTGCTCCGCCATTGCTTCAGCTATACCAGACCAAAATTGTGATCTGATTTTACCTCTATTTTTGGAATTCATTTCTGGTGGATTGTAATATTCAAAAACAACATAATCTTTTACAATTTCTGTTGCTTTCAATTTTTCAACATTCTTTAACCATAAACAAGTTCTTTTACTTACTTTATGTCCAAATTGATTTGGATTTATTATTTGATTATATTTTGGCAATCCAAAAGCTTTTGATGGTATTGGATTTTCAATAACTATTTGAGGTATATTTGCATCGTATAATTTTTTAAAAAATTTTGCAGCTGTTTGACCTTTTTTAAATCTATCAATATTTAGTTTTTTCCCTCTCCATAAAATATGTGATGCAGCATTAGTTAAGTAAGTACAAGGAGGATGAGCAATCATCAAATCCCAACCATTATCTAAATGTTTTAAAACATCATCTTGAATATGATTACCAGGTATTTCTGTTGGTAAAATATCACAGCTCCATGCGTCATGACCTCTTTTTTGAAAAGCTGATCTTACAATGCCTGAATATTCACAGGCAATAAGCACCTTCACTTTTGTTTAAGAAAATCATTCATGCGAGAAACATCTTTGCCTTTAACAACTCCTTTACCTGAATTATCAGAAAAGTTTGATTTGTTATTTAATGCCTGGACTAAGTCCGTAAAGGAAATTACCTTCGGCTTATTTTTATTTGGTTTTTTTTTGTTCATAAAATTCGTAAGCAAAATTGTGCTGAGTTGAAGTGGGTTACATACAATTATGCAAAGGTGCTGTGGGGTTGCCAATATATTTGACGACCATGTGCTGCCATATTACACACAATTTACACACATTGTTTTATTTTTCCCAGTATTCTGCCAAATAAAACGGTTGTAATATCCGTATCTTTTTAATAATGGCAGAAAATAAGGATTTTTTATTTCCGTAAGACTTTTGTATCAAAAAATGTCTTTTTCGGAATATCAGAAACAATTATCTTTATAACTCCACAAATATTCTACTTATCCTTTTGCTTTGCAGTAGTACCTTTAACCTTCTTCTTAACCCTAAACCCATCCATATCGTTACCAATACGGAACTCACCTGATAACACATCAACTATGCGTAATAG